TCTGCTTCCTTTCTATTTTTGGTAAATCTTAGTTCATACTCACGGTCACAATTAAGCGCAGGTGGGAAGTCATTTGGATTGTCTTTAATCCACTCACGCATATTTGGTTCTGAAATACGGTGCTGTATTAAGTGCCAAGCATCGCGGTCTTTAAGATAGTCTTCAAAGGGTTTCCAATCGTTGACCCAAAATCTATCTTTTACTACACGAGTAAGTAAGCCATGAGAAGTGCGTAGGCTAGTTACCCCTTGTTCTTTACAGATGTTAAATATTTCTTGCGCAACCATTTCCTGTTGCTCTTTTAGTTTGGTGTCTTGCTGTGATAGCTCTGAACGTTTTGCTTTAATCTTTGCATAGACTGAAGCCAACTTATCCGCTGTGATTGCACTCATGTAATTCTCCTTTGTTACGAGCAGGTATATATAGTATAGATGTTTTTAAACCCTGTCAAGTATATTTGTGTACATTCGTGTATTTACATTTGCAATACTTCTTTGTACATATTGATTAAACTTGTATGACTTTCGACTCTTGTATCTAGCATGTCATACATCCGCACCTCGGCAGGGCTACCTTGAATCATAAAGATAGTAACCTTTGTGTCCTGACCATTACGATGGGCACGAGAGTTTGCCTGTAAAAATGTTTCTACGCTAGAAGTCGGACCAAACCATATAACTGATGACGCTGCAGTTAATGTAATCCCATGCGCTGCTGCTTGTGGCTGAATAACAATTACTCTTGTTTCGGGATTCTCTTGGAAGTCTTTAATGATTTCCCCACGTTTGGCAGGACTTACATCACCATGAATAAATGTAGTCTGTATATTCCTATCGGCTAGGTGGTCTTTGATTAACTCAATCACATGACGGAACGGCGCAAATATAATAGTCTTTTTATCCGACTCATCAATAATCTCATCCATCACGTTAAGCCTGTTAGATGCATCAAAGCGTAGTACTTCTCCAGTATCTGAATAGACTGCACCGCAGTTATGAACGATAATAGGGTCGCCTTCGCCGGTTTGAACAACAAACCTATTCCTTGGGCCACAATTTAATATGTCATATACAGCTTCGCTGGTGTTGCCAGTGATTTCTCCACACTCCACCCGTATCGGGTTATTCGGGCGTGAAGTGTTGCTTTTTTTAGTCCATATGCTCTTGCGGCATTTGCTATTGTCATTACCCCCAAAGGAGTCGTTATATAATGACTGTTGCGCGTATTGTTGCCTTGCTCCTGTATCGTAGCCCATTGACAGTTTTGTGGCGCATACCCCTTGTTGGTATCGATTCTGTCCAGCGTCAACCCATCTCGATAAGTGGCTTGCATATCTTGCCAAAACTGCTCGAACGAATTTACCCACTGGTCGCATACTGTTATACCTCGTGCACCATAGTTCCTGTAGTCTTTGTCCATAGGGTCTAAGCATCTGCGGCGCATACCTACCCATATTCTGTACGGACGTGTTAACGACATTTTGTGCGTTTCGTTGCCATGATGACATCCACAACTTCGTGGGTGCGTTCTGTGACTGGCTCTTAGGTACTGACTGCGACGAATCACTACTACCCCACATTGGCATTGGCATTCCCATAAAGCGCATTGAGTAGCTGTGTTTTGTGTTGTCCCTGCTCGCTTCATAACTGTTAGGTATCCAAACCTTTGCCCGACTAAATTTTTCGCTCTGTCCACCATTGATAATATCCTTTACCGTATGCCATCCTGATTCAGTAAGTACTTTGTGGTCATAAGTCATACGAACCCCATCTAAAGTAGTTACTTCTTTATCCCCTTGATAGACTAACCCTGAATGATTTACCCATTCTTCACCGTCCCATATACGGTCAGCGATATTTACGCTATCAAGGCGCTTCCAACCTGAATCAGATAATATATTAGTATCACCAGTAATACAACTGATTTGTAATAGCTTATTAAGATTAGCCGCCGCATGAACTGCGCTAACTTCCTCACCTGATGCTTGCATTAGCATATCTTTCTTCATCTTACGATAATAAGACAATTGCTGTGCGGTCAGCTCTACATCTCGCCTCGTGAATACCATGTCAGGTAAGTCTAAACATTGTGCCTTAGTAAACCTAATTGCTGGCTGTAATGCATTGAATACCAAGTCCTTAGACTGCGCACGTGGAACCCATTTAAACTGGGTTACTTTTTGCATTACCATTTCACGCCATTGTGTAAGATACTTTGGTACACGTTCAGGGCTTACTAACTTAGCCAAACCATATGCATCTTCGGGTGATTGAGCCGCTGGTGTACCTGTCATCATCCATAGCTTAGGCTTTGTAGCAGTCATAATCTTATTGAATGCTTTCCACCTACGAGTAGCCGTAGACTTAAAGTTATTAGCTTCATCAACAATGATTAAGTCAAATCCACCAGCAATAATCTGTTCTGATACAATTTCTATACCATCGTAGTTAATTATCACGAAGTCTGCTTCTGAACCAATGACGCGTTTACGTTGTTCTTTTGTACCATGCGCAATACCAATCTTGCGATGCATTACCGAACGGAACAAATCTTCTTTCCAAGCCGCATGCATAATAGATATAGGACAGATAATAAGAACACGCTTAACCTCGCCCAACTCCATAAGATAATCAGCCGCCCATGCCGCAGAGCAAGTCTTTCCTGTACCTTGTTCCGACAATAAGAAGCATCGGTCATGGGTGGTTAAGAATTCTGCGGTAGTTTTTTGATGTGCCATAGGTGTGTACACGCCTGTCCAGTTATATTTCAATGGTGCAGGTGGTACAGTTTTAAAGCCAAGCGAATGAAGGGCACGAACTTCGTCGCGCCCCCAGTAAATTAATACCTCATCAATGTCGGTATCGGGTATTCGCCCTAAGTTCTTGCTCTTAGGGATTTGTTTCAGGATAGTATCTGTTAGTCGGGTATTAAGTTTTACTGCTTTTCCGTTTAGGACTTCCATGCTTGTTATCCGCCTGATTAGCACTTGGGTCACGCAACCGTAGATTTCCTGCAGTTGTTGTACCACCAGCACGTATTGGTTTTATGTGGTCGATATCTTTACCTTTTCTATCGATGCCTTTTTTATCATACTCTCGTCTAGCTTGCTGACGTACTAACTGGTCTTTCGTTTCCCCTCTTGCTTTCTGTTTCTTGTACTGGTCAGCCCAATACTCTGGTGGGTGCGGTCCTTTAGCTCTAGGCATATGTTTTCCTCTTTGGTTTCCAATGTTCACATGAAGTATGCGGACACCATGAACATAGCCCTGTTGGGTTAGGGTTCCATACTCCGATATCCGCGCATGCTATGATTTTATCGCGTTTTGCCATCCATTGCTCAAGTATATGGGTGAACTCACTACGATGATACTCACGCTTAACTAATACATCATGCAACATAAATATCAACGCGCCCTTGACTGTCATCACGGCAGGGAACTTAGCGAACACCATAAGAGCCATAAGCTCTAACTGTTTTGGTTCGGGATAAGTTGCCTTACCTGTCTTATAATCAATAACACGTGCAATATTCCCATGAATAATAACTAGGTCAGCTATTCCACGGAATGTACCACCCTCATCATCAAACGCTAGGCATTGACCCTTACCATCTACTGACATCTCAAGCTCAGTGTATTTAATTCCGGGGTATGCGTTCAGTTTATCCAGTAGGGGTTTGAACCGCGCGTGCCCCCCTAAGTCTTTACCATCTCTGATGTATTCTTCACAGGCTAGATGTACTTCCTTACCGTATAAAGTGGCGGTTGAATCCTCATGTGGATAGGCTTTAAGGACTCTAACTTGATAATACTTACGCGCACAGTTATCAAATTCTTTCATACCACTAAACGATAATCTCATTACTTTGTATCTCCATAGCTATCTGCAACTCCACCCTCACCATCAAGCGGTAAGTCAGGTGCCCATTCGGGGGGTGTACGCATTAGGGTTAATAAATCTTCAAGTGCCTGTACAGCATTATCTTCTTCAACAAGGAGTAAGACTTCATCGTGTACTGTTCCCACAACCATATACTTCTTGCTTATACCTAAAATAATCTCTGCCATAATATCACGTGCAAGTGATTGTGTCACGCGCTGAAAGACCTTAGCCCCATATACTTTATCTCTACCATGTCGTTGTGCATATGTATACTCAGCTCTGCCTGTATCTTTATTGACTGTACGCTTCAAGTCGGGGTATGTAAGTACCAACCCATTAGGTTTGAGCATACCTTTGTCAGTAACTTTGATTACATCATTATGGCAGAATGAACGCGCCTGACCTTTTAAAATTGCATCGAGGACACTGGTTCCGTTATACCAAGTATTGACAACCTCATCATACTCTGTGCGATATAGCTTTGTTAAAATCTTAGCTTCTTCTTCGGTGACTGTCTGCGCCCCCTTGCTTTGAATACGAATTGTACCCTGCAACTTCTCTGCGCCAGTTCCATAGATTAGTGATAGTGATGCACACTTACCAACAAAGCGTTTCGGGTCTGACTTACTAATAGAAGCGTAGTCTACTTTATATGCTTGCGCGGCAAAGTCACGGTATAAGTCTTTACCATCACGGATTAGTTGTAGCTTATCTTCCTGTCCTGCAAGCCATAGTCCTAGTCGCAATTCAATGTTACTCAAGTCGGCAACGACAATCTTATATCCTTTAGGCGCGATGATAGCTCTGCGCAACGCATCAACTGGGCGCGGTTTCTTGGGGTCAATTCGGGATAGATTCTGTGGATTAACATCAAACCCCGACCATCTGTGGGTAACACAAGCACCTGCGTACTTGAGAGGAAACGGAAACGTTCCCCGCTCGGCAATAGAAAGAAATGCTTCGGTACGTGTGATACCGATTGTGGACTTGAACCCCATCCTAGCTGCGAATAAAGCCTGAACAATTGGGTTAGGGTGGTCTTCAAGCATCGTGAATTCTTCGTCTGTCTTAGCAAATGCCCATGTTTCTTTGCCCGTAGTCGGGCTAACTTTACGTGGTGGCTCAACTCCATTATCCTTTAGTAGTGCTGCGAACTGCTCATTACTCATGAGTTGCTTCTGTAAATTTTCCTCGGTCTTAACAGTCAGCTCGTTCATCAGACTAAGCATAAGACTTCTGCGTTCTAACCCAATATCATGCAGGGCTACCTCAAGTAGATTTTTGTTTAGCTTAAGCATTGGCTCTGTAAACATACGTACTGTTAAGTCAATGAGCTTTAGTTCTTTCTTCGGGAACTGTGGCATCATCTTGGTAAGTAATGTATATGTAAGCTCTACGTCATTGACACAATACTCGCCATACTCTTTCATTTCTGTGTCAGTAAAATCTAGCCTGCGTTTACCTAGCGCACTGTGAACTGCTGTACCTTTCTCGCCAATGCCGTACAACTTGGCAAGGTTTGATAGACTGACTGACTCGTTTACCCCATGAAGCACGTTTGCCATTGACAATGTATCTAGTATCTTGCCTACCTTGATGCCATATATCCAGTTGAGTATCGCCATATCAAAGTGCGCGTTCTGTGCGCATACCGCTTGGTTCTCTAGGTCAAACTTCTTTAAGAACTTATTGATAGTCTTGAAATCAC